GAGATCGAAGGGGCGCCTAACGCCCTTCCTTTTATACTCTAAGAGCATTTGGCGGATGACAGATTGGTTGTAGTGTGCCGTACCGGACCAGGTGCCAGTCCATCCCGCAGGCTTGTTTCCTTTGCCAGTCTTGCCGAGAATCGGGACCTCCGCAATGCTGATCTCCATGTTGGACTCAAAGGAGTAGAGCTGCATAAAGCAATAACGGTTGCCGTCGGCCATGGTGATATACGCAGATGCCTGGGAACCGGCTACAGCATCCAGCGCATTCATGATTGCCTGAGTCATAGTTCTCCCCCCTTCTTACACGATGACGACACTCATATAGAGCTGCTCCATGGCATTGATAACGCTGAGGCCCTTGACGGTGCAGATAACAGATTTTTTGGAGTCACCCTGCTCGATGGTAACGGTATCCGGGTCAAAGTTCTCGATAGCGCGGATAGACTCCAACGCCTGGTAAACTTTACAGATGTCATTCCACAGTGCCACACGCCCAGACGCATCGTTCGGCACAATGCCGAGATAGCGGGCATCGAAGAGGGCAGCGATGTCGTTGGCCACTTGGTCGCAGATCCGGATGGTCTGATTGCTCTGGAAGGCCTCTCCTTTGGTTTCGGATGGGGTGAGCAGGGTGTTGATGTCCTCCAGAACCCGAACGGAGCCGTTGACGTTGTGGAAAACGAACTTACCCGCCTTGATGGCCGCCGTGAGCTCCGCCTGGGTTAGGTCAGTGTCCAGGAGGAGCTCTCCGTCATATTTGGCGTTGGTCAGGGACTTGTTGACTGCAACACTGGCGTGAGCCCCGGTGGCCCAGTAGACGACGGCGTGAGCATCAACATCTGCAATGGTGGGGTGGGTAGCCTCGTTCCAGACTCCAATGACCCCCTCATAGTCCACCGTGGAGGGTTTCCAGGCTACAAGTTGGAATTTGGCGCCCACTTCATCTCGCATCCGCTCCGTATAGGCGGCGTAAAGCTTCACGATGGTGGTATCCGCCGCCGGGCAGCAGAGGGTGTTGAAAGCGTAGGATTCAATTTCGTCAAGGAAAGCCTGGTGGCTGTCCCCGGTGATACTTTCCGCATCAGCTCCGCCGGTCAGGGGCGTCCCCGCTGTCGCTACCAGGGTGACGCCTGCCTTAAAGTCCACATAGTCATTGCCGCGCAGTTCTGCAGCGGTGGCCACCGTCTGGGTCTCCTCCTTAGCGCCGTCCAGGTAAGTGCTCACATCCCACGCGCCCGCATCATCCACGTTGGCAGAAATGACAATAGAAATGTCATTGCCTCGCACGCCGGGATATTTGGCAGAGGCATAGGCATTGGTAGCTTTGGACGCCCCACTGCCCAGCCTGTAGCAGTAAACCGTTGTGGCGTGCCGGAAGATTTCCCGCAATGCCAGCATTTTGGGGTGGTCGTAGGAATAGCCGAAAAGAATCTTGCTGTTTTTTTGGAACTCCCCAGAGGTGACAGCGAATATTTTGTTCTCCGGGCCCCAACTCAGGACAAAGGGGGCCGCTGCCACACCCCGGTCGGACAGAGTAGCGGATGCCTTTGCAGCGCTGGAGAAATTGATATAGCTGCCGGGCAGGACCTTGTTCTGGGCCAGCCAGGCACCTCCACCAAGAGCCATATTACTTCACCTTGCCTTTCATAAATTTGTCAATGAGCATATCCACCTCGTTCAGGGTATACGCCTTGCCGGGTTCCAACAGGGCACTCACCAGGTCGCGCCGGTCGACATACCGTTTTGAGGCCACAAGCTGCTCTTTCGTATAGAAGGCAACCTCGGTCTCCTGGATCTTGTTCTTTTTCATTGGGTTATCCCTCCTGTTCAATTTGTAGGGTTTCCATCGCGTTTTCCTCCTGGAGGGCATAGGCAAAATGGTTGTAGGAAATAAAGAAATGCAGCATCCCGTCAACCACTTCGCAGCTCACATCTGAGCCGCGCAGCAGATCGCCAGTTGGGAGCGTGATCACATCAAGAATCTGGCAGAGTTCATCGGCGGTTGCATAGCAT